CGTTCAACACGTCGACGAGTTGTTGCTCGACCATCTGGAACGGGATACGGAATTTGACCTCGTTTCTGTTGTAGGAGTGGCCGCTTTTTTCCAATTCCAAAGTGACGGTCCATGTGTCGCCTACCGCTTTACGTTTACGAAGCAGTTCCAGCCGCATGAAAGCATCGCTCACATTCGACTGGGCGGATTCAAGGCGACCCGCGAGGCGCGCAATTTCATGCACTTCCTCGGTCGTTAAACTGTGGATGTTATTCATCTGGACTGCTCTCCTGTTCATTCAGTTCGGCAACAAGGCCTTCGTATTGCTCCCGCACATCGGGGGGCACATCGTCATAGGGAATTTCTTCCCATGCATCCTTAACGAACCCCCTGACGGTTGCCGGGTTTTCGTTCACCGTCCAGACGCCGCGGTTCTCGCGACGATACCGGACCTTCGGCGTCCGCTTTGAATAATACCAGCGGGCATAGGGTTGGTTTTTGGAAAGGTTTGGACTGTTTTCCATTCCCCGAGATTAAGCCGCACTGAATTCCCAAGTCAACAATTCATTTAAAATTTAATTGGTAAATGTGTTTCGCGTTTCAGGTTGACGAAAAAGACCCGTGCGCTGTAATGTTCCGCCATGCAATTAAATTCATGGCTTCAAGCCCATAATATGACCCGCAAGGCTTTCGCTGAGACAATCGGCAAAGCCCCCCCTTACATCACACAGATCTGCGATGGGTCAGTTTGGCCTGGGCGAGACGCAGTGAAATCCATCACCAAAGCAACGGGCGGTGCGGTGACGGCAAACGATTTTGTTGACCTGCCTACCGAAGACGACAAAACAATTCCCACCTTTTAAGGAGCTATCACTATGTCCGATCAGTCCATGACCCTTTTGGGCCAAACAACCACGATTTCCTATGATGCGCCTAAAAACGCGACATTCGATCAGTGGTATGAAGACGGGAAGAAATTGCAGGGTGCCTCTGCTTCTCTCGCTTTCTGGTTCGGTGACTGGTTCATCTACGGGGAACGGCACTTCTCGAAAGACGATATGTATATGCAGGCAATCGAGGAAACCGGGAACCGGACAAAAACCTTCCAGAACTGGATTTCTCTTTGCAAAGGGATACCCGAAGAAGACCGTGTTCCGGGCCTGTCCTTCAACGCACATTCCCTTGTCACAAAAATTAAGGACGTTGGCGACCGTAAGGCCATCTTGCGGGCCGTGCGGGAACACGGCGCCAGCCCCGCGGCACTGAAATCCGCAGTCACAGAATACGTTAAAAAACAACACCCTAAGACAAAATCCCGGACTCCGGGAAAGAAATCGAACGATTCTAAAGAACCGGAAATCATCGAACCCGAAATCATCGATCCCAAGAATGTGCCCGATACCGTTGCGCCTGCCGCAGAGGGTCTTACCATCCCCCACGAGGTGAAAGGCCTCGATCTCGCTGATATAGTTCTGCACATCAAGGACAACCTTTCGGACCCCGCCGAATACAAAGCCGACGAGAAACTGGGCGTCACCGCGAAGGAACTGTTCGACGCCATCAGGAAACTCAACAATATCTATATGTCCGTGTGGCCGCACAGCCAGCAACAGCCGGTCCCGAACAAACCCACCGCCAAGCAGATCGCCATATCCGTCGATCAGACGCCTATCCCGACTTTCGGTGGAGAAACACCCGCCGAAGCCGGTCCCGCGCCTGGGAACGCGCCTGACGCCGATGCGAACCCCTTTGCGGACGTTGATATCCCCCCGCAATACGACCGGACGAACAAGAGCGCGGCAGATGTCGCAGAGGCGGCCGTCGCGAAAACCAATTCACCGGCCTGACGCCGGCGGATAACTGAAACCACAACAGGAGCCCTAACATGGCAGAAGACGAAACCACGGCAGATGGTATCGAGGGGGGCGGCGCCAATGAGCCGTCTCGCAGCGATGTCATCATCAACGGATTTGCTTCCCGGTACGCGAAGGACAAGCAGATCGAGGCACAGGTGAAGAAGCACGTCACCCCGTTCAAAGATGATCTCGCGAAGATCCGCAAGGACATGAAGAACGATTTGAACGTGAACTCCACGGACCTGAACCTTCAATATGCGCTGTATAAGCGTAAGCGCGAGGCTCGGGAATTTATGGATGATGACGAGGGGCAGGGCGTTCTCGACGACCTGCAAATGGTCATGTTTGCCCTGGACGGCGAAGAAGCCGCGGAGGGTGAAGGCTGATGCAATTGATCCGGCAAGCCAACGAGACTCAATATACCGTGCTCGCGCTGGATCTCGCGACGGCAACGGGCTGGGCATTGTCCCGGCCCGGGTGCCCTCTCGAATATGGCACTCGCACATTCAAGTCTCAGACCCAGCAAATTCATAAGGGCCGTATGTGGAAAGAGGTTATCGCGTTCCTAAAGTCCAAGAACGAGATTGGCGACCCCATTACCCACGTTTTCCACGAACAGCCCGCCAAGTTCGAAAACTGGCATTCTACGGTCATCCTGCATGGGCAGGTTGCTATCGTACAACTCTGGTGCGCCCTCAAAGGCATACCGTGCCAAGACGTACCCATCGGCACGATCAAGAAACACGCCACCGATAAGGGTAATGCCAGCAAATCCGACATGATCGCCGCAGTCCAAGCCAGCGGGTACGATCCGAAAGACGACAACCAAGCCGACGCGATCGCCATCGCAGACCTTGCGTTGACCACCCTCAATCACAGGAGAAACGCCAATGCCCCAGAAAAAAACAAATCCGGTAATTCTAGCTAGGATAAAACGCTATACCGGCCAAGGATGTTCCGCCGGTGTGATAGCCCAAAGACTCGGTTCAAGCTGGACACGCAACATGGTCATCGGCCTAGCCCGGCGCCACTGGGATGGGCTCACTAACCTCAAGAAAATCATATTTGAGGAACGAGTTTTGGCCGCGAAAGAGGCCGCCGACTATGCGGTTGAAATTGGCAGAAGACTCCCGCCACCAGCAGAGCCTATCGGGGAAGAGGACCGGTTGCCCCGTAGCGGCCGGGCTCCAACCCCTGTCGATGAAAACGCAAACCCGCGCGTCTGTCGTGAATTGGAATGTCGCAATCCCAAACAGCCCGGGCACGGCTTCTGTGCCACGCACCTGACATCGAAGTTTCTGCTAAAACGCGCCGCAGAGGCCGCCCAATGAGCACCGCAGAACCCGGTTCGAGGAACCGTTCATCCGTCAACCGTCCGTCCGACGATCATTACCCGACACCCGTTGAGGCGGTCTATCCGTTGATCCGCACCCTCGCGCTCCCAAACAAGATCTGGGAACCGGCCTGCGGTGAGGGGCATATCTCCCGCGTTCTTGAGGAATATGGGCACAATGTCGTGTCGACCAATCTCATTGATCGGGGGTATGGAAAACCCAATGTTAATTTTCTCACCCAAAAAAGAGCCCGGGCAAAGTGTATTGTCACGAATCCGCCGTTCTCTCTGGACGAGGAATTCATTGAACACGCTTTCCGCCTGGGCGTTGATGTCGCAGCGTTCTTCCTGCCCGTCAAAAAACTGTGTGGGCAGGACCGATACAAGCGCATCCACGGGCCGACGCCGCCGGCTCTGGTTCTGTGCTTTGTCGAGCGGATCACGTTCTACGCCGGGGATACCGCTGTCGAGGATCAACCGGGATGGAGCACCGAAGACTTCGCATGGTTTATCTGGCGCAAGGGTTTCAAGGGCAAGCCGACGATAGGTTGGCTATCCCGGGATGACGGTGAACAGCGCGATATGTTCCTGCCCGAGCCCAACGGGGGGATTGTCAGATGAACGAGGAAGAACAGTTCTTCATGCCGCAGAACCCAGAAGCCGAAATGGCTTTGCTCGGTTCTATATTGGAGCGGAACCTTGGTTTCGACGATTCCGCCGACATCATCCAGCCCGAGCATTTCTACGATCCGTTCCACGGCTATATCTATAAGATTATCAGCGACACGATCCGGGCCGGGCGCACGGCAAACCCCGTCACACTCAGGCAATACCTCGACACGGCGGAGTTCGAGCACCGGGGCGGGCACAGATACCTAATCCAGTTGGTCGGCTATTCACTCACCACGGTCAACAATCGGGAATATGCCGAAACGGTCTTCGATTGCTATATCCGCCGGCAGGTCGTGCAGATCAGTGAGGATATGAGGGTGCGCGCGCTGGGCGCGGAGACGGATACGTCTGCAGTCCAGATGGTCGAGGGTATCGAGAGGGAGTTATCCGATGTCGTGACCAGTGGCACACCGCAGCGGGGTTTCGTCACATTCGATGATGCGATCGACGAAACGCTGTCGAAGATGGAATACGCCTATAAGAACAAGGGCACGTTCTATGGCACTCGCACCGGCTTCCCAACGCTCGACGGAAGGCTCGGCGGCGGATTAGGTGACACGGATCTTGTTATCCTCGCCGGTCGCCCTGGGATGGGTAAAACCGCATTGGCGACAAATATCGCCTTCAACATAGCTACGGCAGATCCGGTAGAGGATGAAGACCCCCCCGGCGTTGCGTTCTTCTCGATGGAAATGTCAGACGAACAGCTTACCCAGCGCATCCTTGGCGAAGTGTCGAAGATACCTGCTAACCTGATTCGGGCTGGTGACATATCGGGCACCCAGTTTCTTGATGTCGTGAACGCTCGCAACAAGATCCGCGGGGCTCGACTGTTTATCGACGACACCAGCGGGATCGACGTTCACACCTTGAGCGCCCGCGCCCGGCGCCTTAAACGCAAACACAATATCCGCCTGATTATCATCGATTATCTGCAATTGATCCAAGGCAGCAGTGGCAAGAAGGGCGATACGAACCGGGTAGGTGAATTGAGCGAGATCACCCGGAACTTAAAAACGCTGTCAAAAGATCTGAATGTGCCGGTCGTGGCGCTGTCCCAACTCAGTCGCGCCGTCGAAAATCGTGAAGACAAACGGCCCTATATGTCGGATCTGCGGGAATCGGGCTCCATCGAGCAGGATGCTGATATCGTCATGTTCGTCTATCGCGATGAATATTACATCGAGCGGGATGAACCCAAAACGAAACGCGATCGCGAGGATGAAAAGAGCTTCCAGAAACGTCGGGGTATATGGGTCCATCGGGGCATGAAAGCTAAGGGCATGGCAGAGGTCATCATCGGCAAACAGCGCCACGGTCCTACGGGAAAGATCAATATGCGGTTTATCCCAGAATTTACCAAGTTCGAGGATATTCCGGCGGAACAGGTCCACACATTTGAATTACCCCTTACTGACGAACAAATTGAAGGAATCGAGATATGAGCATCCAAGCAGTAGGCTGGTGCCTTGAACTGGAAGACCCCGAATTGAAGCCGGCCTCGCGCCTCGTTCTGGTGGCTGTCTGCAATTATTCCGACGAGAACGCCGCGTGTTTTCCGTCACAGAAGAAGCTCGGCAAGAACACGGGGATGACCGCCCGAACGGTGCGTAGCCATTTGCAGATTCTTGAGGATCTTGGCTATATCACGCGCGAGCATCGCCAGCGGGAGGATGGGTCCAGAACAACGGATCTGATACGTGTCTGGTCAAAACCCAAAGGGAAAAATCTTCCGGTAGGCCAAGGGGAAGATTTAGACAATCCAAAGGGAAAGAATGAACAGGCCAAAGGGAAGCTGTCTTCCCCCCTAAATGAACCGTCACTAGAACCGTCACTAGAACCGTCACCTTTATCGGCGCCGAAGGGTGCGAGGAAGACTTATCCCGCTGACTTCGAAGCTCTCTGGGCAGCATGGGATGCATACGGCACAACCATCGGCGTGAAGGGCGAGGCGTTCCCAGAATGGGTGAAGGCAGCGAAGCATGTCCCGGTCGGGCAAATGATCGATGCTGTGAAATCCTATTGCGCCAAATCCCGCAAGAAAGACAGTTACACGAAACACGTCTACCGGTGGCTCAAGGCCCGGGGCTGGGAAGACGAGATCGGCTCCACGGAAACGGGCGCTCCTGAAATGTCTCTGCAGGAGCTCCGAGAGGACGGTTATCGTAAAAGCGGGTATTGGCTCGCCTCCTGGGGAGATCGGCCCAGCGGACCTGCCGCAGCCCCGGGAGAGGGTGCATGAGCAACAATCCTACCGCCCACCGAAACGCGCACATCGTTGCTATGCGTGTCCAGGGGACGACTTTCAAGGATATCGCTGTTATTTGGGGGATATGCCCGGCTCGCGTGGGCCAGATATGTCGCGCCTATCGCCATAAAAACAGGAAGGCAATTCCCCGACTGAGCTTAAAGGTGGTGAACAGGGCTGTTGTCGATGCCACGGGAGAAGAAGATGTGCGGGACACTTGGATTGAATACGATGTTTGGGAGAGATACGTCAACGACGAGCATTATTCTGAATTGGCGGGCCGGGATCGCATAAAGCGGCAGAGGAAGATGGCGGAACAAAATCGGCTGAAACTGGTCGACGACATAGAAATCTTAGAACGGGAGATACTTCGATCGAAGCAAAGGACATCAAATCTCGTTATTGAAGTGACGCTAAAGGAGATACAGCTTAAAGATTTGTTATCGGCTAAAATCCGACAACACCTTCGCTGATAATCCCCGGATTAACGGGCGAACACGTCCTGATACCAGTCCTTCGCGACATCGAGTTTATCCATTTGGTCATCGGTGAGGCTTTCCAAGAACGCACCGCGGTCCTTGATCGCCACGCCGCCCAGGGGATGCGCCCGCTTTATCGACCGGCCGATACGTTCCGTGCCCATGCCAAGTTCTTCCATTGTTTCGAGCGCGGACGCTTCGGCCTTCTCGTCTCCGAACTTCCGGGCCTTGCGCCATTTGTAGAGCGCATCGGATGACGGCGTGGAGAAATTTGAGCTACCGGTCGATCCCTTCGTTTCGCGGACCCAATCGTGAGCCAGACCCTTCATTTCGTTATAGGCCGTCTCGCCGGGGTCGCGGGTGTTCACCACGGTATTCACAAGCGACTGACCATATCCGCGGGTCGGGGCGCCTATGGCTTGGTCATATTCATGCTCGATGCTGAATAGCTGGGCAAGGTTCCGCCAGCGATCGCGCACAGATCTGGGCTCGAACACATCGGGCCATACCTTCACGCCGAAAGCCAGTTCTACCGGGGCCATGATAACCGGCGTCAAGCCAGTAACGACGCGGTTGACGGGGGCCCGGCCTAGTGCTTTGGCGCTTTCGTAAGCCGTTGCTTTCCCGCTTTCGACGGCGCTGATCCCGCCGGCGATGTCAGACAGTCCGATCAACGAGAGCGCGTCCGAGAAGGCACCCTGGAAGCGGACAGTCAAAACGCGGCCGTCTGCATCCCTGAACGGCAAAACAACGTGCATCCGGGCCTTGTCGTCTTCGGACAGTTCATCCTCAAGGTCGCCCATCAGGAGATTGTTCCAGACCTGCACGGTGATATAGAGCATCGACATGCGGAGCATGAGCCACGCGGTCTTGCGCGCGCCGGCAGATACCGCCAGACCGCCGCCCACGGCGAGTCCTTTGCCGACACCCTGCCCGAAGGCGTTGCTCGTCAAACGCCAGTAACGCTTGGTATTGATTTCCAACCATGACCAGAACGGGATGAAGTGCCGGCGCAGCCCGGCGCCGTAGTACGAGATTGCACCATAATCACCAACCATATCGCGGGCAGCGAGCGCGGCCTTGTCTTTCAGATCCGGCACGGCGTCTATCATCTTCGGCACAGACGCGCCGTAACCGATTTCGGCCATAGTCTTGCCGGCGTTAAGCTGATTTGTGTATTCGATATACGCCGCGTACCGCAGGATGTTTTCACGCCACTGGGTAGCGCCCTGCAATGTCCGCCAGACCTTGCCGAGCGATCCAATCGTCACCTTGTTGATAGGGCCGCGTGTGCCGTCCAAATGCGCGAACTGGGACAGGTGGTTGATGTCGGGGATTTCCTGCGCGGTTAGCCCGGAATCGAATACACCGCGCTCTACGGCCTGCATATACAGATCGCTTGGCGCCTTCTTCTGGCGCATCACCGCATACAATTCCTTCGATGCCCGGCCGAAGTGCTTAACGATCCGGGGATTACCGGCGAGCACGGCGTCGAGATCGCCCGAAATGTTGTTGAGATTGTATTTCAGGACGCGGCGGGGGTTAATCAGAACCCAGCGTTTCCACTGCCGCAGCGGGGAATCGAACAGGAAATTGACGATATTGCCGGAGTACGTGTCGCCCAGGCCGTTCAGCGTCGCAGCCAGCTCGATCGGAACGACAAGCTGATACTTCTCGCCGCCGACCGCCAGTTGTTCTTTGACCTGCGACCGCATGCCGGCAGACATCAGGGCCGCCATTTCCGCAGGGATATCCTGCCCCTGCTCCAAGTGCTGCATGAATTTATCAACCACATGCTCGGATATCGTTTTCGAGACGAACATATGCTTGCCCGGCTCGGGCTGCCAGATCGTGTATCCATCGGGCGCGAACTTCTTCACGGCGCTGGTAACATCGCTGGGGTCCATGTAACGCTCGCCCAGCATTTGCCGGACTATTTCCTTGCGCCCGGTAATGGCCTTGAACACCATTCCGGCACCCATCGCGCCCGGCTGGTCGTTATCCATGATCCATGACAGAAACGGGAACAGCTTGCCCTCGTTGTCGGCTAGGCCGGCTTCCAGGCTATTGGCTATCTTCTCGAACTCCGCGGGGATGTCCTGCATGTTGCCGACTGCACCGGAGATCTTCTGCATCCCGATCGCGATGCTCTTGCGAAATTCCATAAAGATTTCGTTGATCGGGCTCGTCTGCCGGCCGCTGCCGGTGGTGTAGCCGTTTTCCTTCATATCCATATCGAGCAGGTTTTTCAGGTTTTTATCGTTCTCCGCCTTTGCTTTGGCGAGCACGGCGTCACGGACATTGTGCTTGGATTTCTTCAGCCAATCGATCGTCTTCGCTTCCGTGATGCCGGAAAGCGCCTTTTGCATCCACTCGAACTCCGCTTCCAGCAGGTTCGCGTTGATGTCGAGCGTTGATCCCATGCGCCGCGCCCAGTATGGCTGTTTAACTCTCTGCCCGGTCTTTGTGGCGGGCATACGCATGACACCGCGCGCGTATTCCAGCACGGTATGGCGGTAATAGTTCGGGTTTTTGATCTGGCTTTTGCTCAGAACACCAGCTTCGACAAGGCGACGCGCGATATCCGAGTTAATCAGCCGGCGCCGGCGGATCGCGGAACGGATGTCGGGGCGGTCCCTCAACACCTCTTCGATCTTGGCGCGCTCGACCTTGAGCGTTTCCGCATCGAGCCCGAACGGGATTTCGTGGTTCTGATCTGCTTCCCATTGCAGATCATCGAGCACGACCTTGCGCGTGAACAGATCCAGATCGTCTTTATTCATGCCGTCGACCACGCTGTAAACGTGGCGGATAACCTCTTCCTTCGTCGCCTGCGGGGAAGCGGAGAACTTGCGAAGCTGTTGCATCGCGTCAGCCCATTCGGGCGTGTTCGGCAGGAATACGGTTTCCTTGTGCCCGTCGATGAAGATTTCCCCGCCGAAGTGAGACGAGAAACCCTGCGCGATGTGTCCGATACGGGCTTTTACCCGGAGTGCGAGGCTGTCGCCGGCGCCGACGCCCAGGCGCGCGCGCTTCCAACGCTTCTCAGTGTCGGGGTTGTCGAACGTGATGCCGTGCGCCTTCGCCCCCTTCTTGCGCTGGAACGAAACAGGCGCCGCGTCTGCCAGCGGGGTATTGCCGGTACGCCGGCCAATGATCCCGGCGTCGATCGCGCCAAATATCTCTTCCGCTGTTTTGAAACCCTGCCGGCCGACGATGCCGCGGATACGCTGGAAAAACATCTGGATTGACCTGAATACGCGACTGGTCGGCGTGGATGCCTTGAACTCGTCATCCGACATTGCGCCGTATGCTTCCGCTACAGCTTCCTCGATCTGCTTGTCGGCGCTCAATTCCGGGTATTTGGCTTTGATATCGAACTTCGCCATCCACGGGTCTGCCGCGGCTGCCAGAATTTCCCACTCTGCCGGGCGGATAGCGCCAGACTGCCGCAGGAAATGGATGATTTCGTGCGTGACCGTGCCATAGGGCGCCGCGGAATTCATAGACACCGCTGCCAAGTGCTCGATGACGCCGGCGGAATTCTCATTGCGGTAATAAACGCCGCCGATCTTGAACGGCTTACCCTCGACCACGGCAAGGAGCCTCTCGTAGACATCAACCTTGAGCCCGGGCGCGCGCTTCTTCACCGCCGCATAGATGGCGTCGCGGATCTTCTCTTTGGCGCTGTCCCACTTTTCCGTGAGCAAACCGCTGACTTCATCGTTCACGTCAACAATGTCGTCTTGGCGCTGCCATGACAGGATGCCTTTATCGGGGCCGTCGCCGTCTTCATCGTCTTCCGTCGAGATCCGCCCGTCTTCGTCCACATTGACCTGGGCGACGCTGGGGGCTTCGTCTTTCTTGATATCACCCAAGATCGCCGCATCGAGCGCCTCAACCTCTTCGTACAAGGTATCTATTTGGCCTCTATCAGGATACTTGGTTTCCTCGAAATCGGCGTACTGTTCCAGCGTCGTCTGCGCTTTTGACAGATCAAACTGTTGCAGTTCGAGCCTGCTCTCAAACCCCTTCAGGGCGCCCTCGATGCTCTGTGTAACGCCAGACGAGGAACCGGAGATCTTGACATTGGCCTGCGCGCCATCGCCCGTCATTTCCAGATAAACCGAATACTGCGCTTCTTGCTGCCCAAGGATGCCGATCATCCAGCCCTCTGCCACGACATCAAACCCGCCGATGGTCGCGAGCGTATCCAGCGTTACCTTTTTGTCGCCGGATTTCAGCGGGAGAATGATCTTGTCATCGAGAGCCTTGAGTATTGCCGCGCCAAACTCCACGCGATCGGTAAAGGTTTCGCCGGCAGCTTCCGCCGTGAAATTCTTGCCGGTCGTATCCGTGCGCTTGGCAATGTCGCCGGTGATGGCCTCAATGCGCCGTTCCGCGCGCTCCACATTCCGCCCGGCTTCGCTGATCCGGCCCCGAATTGCGTGTTGCTCCCGCTGGTGCCCCTTCTCGCGGCGTACCAGCTTTTCAAGTTCCTGCCGCTTGTCGGTCAGTTCGATAAGGCGGGGGTCTGCCGTGCTCATGGCCTTCGCCTGCTCGAACTGCGAGGCTTCGCCCAGGTCATCCATGTCGCGAAGGTTCGGATCACCGGCGAAGAAACCCTCGATGAACCGGGCCTTCGTCTCCATCATTCCCCACATGGTCGAATCGTAGGTGCCCTTCGTCGCGTAATCGTGGATACCAATTTCGCGGTTCATATTGCCCTGCCGGATGCCGCGGCCATTACGCTGCTCGTCATCGGACGGGAACCAGAGCGGGTCCATGTTGTGAATGTCGGTCAGGCGCCGCTGTGCGTTGACGCCCGTTCCCATCTTCGCGGTCGATCCAATGAGGATACGAACCTTGCCCTCGTTCATGTCATTGAACAGGCGTTGCTTGGCGACGTGTGACTTATGCTCAGAAATCAATGCGATCTGATCGCGCGGAACGCCTTGGCGGATAAGCTCGGAACGCATGTATTCATGCACCCTGAACGCCCGGGACGTGCCGACACCCAGATTTGCGAACACCATCTGCGTACCCGGGCCGCGATCTACGGGCTCGTCGGTGTATCCGCCTTCGGGCTTGACCCCGTATAACGGCTGCAATTTGGTCGCTTCCCACTGCTTAAACACGTTGGTAGTCGCTGTTTCCAGCTTGCTGGGCATGTTCGTTTTTACGTCAGGATCAACGAGGCGCATGTCGATCGCAGCATGCCGACCGTCATTAATCACGCTCAGAATGATATCGTCGCCCGGCTGGGGCGGACCTTTGCGGGCCGCGATAGCTTCCATGCGCCGCGTAAGATGCGCCTGATAATCCTCAAGATGTTGGCTCTTCTCCGCGAGGTTCATGTCCCGTTTTCCCCCGCGAATTGTGGGTCGGGTCACATACTGGGCAAGCTGCTTCGACGTGACGACATCCATGCTCTCGCGAACGATCGACGACAATTCAGGGATGTTTACAAACTTCGCGAAGCGCGTGACCTGCTTATACCCGCCGGTCGCGTCCTGTTCCGTGTTCGTCACCGTGTCACCGAAGGCGCCGGCCCATGCGTCGAAATGGTTCAAGCCGCGGTCTGCAAGCTGCTCGGGCTGCATATACCGCTGCACGGTAAACAGTTCGGCCATCGTGTTCGTGATCGGCGTTCCAGACGCCATGACCAGATTACGGCCCGGGTTGATCGTTTCGAGATACCGGGTTTTGACGTACAGATCCCATGACATTTTTGCCCCGATGGGCGAGACGCCTTTGACGTTCGACATTTTCGTAGAGAAGTCGAGCTTGCGGAATAGGTGGCCTTCATCGACGAACAGGAAGTCGACGCCCATTTCCTCGAACGTGAACACCTGATCCTTGTTGTTAGAGGCGTTGCCGGACAACCGCTGCTCGAAACGCTCGATCTGGCTTTCGAGCTTGCCGCGCGTGATGCGGGTTTCCTGATCTTTCCCCATTTCCTCAAGCACAGCGCGATATTCATCGATCTGCTTTTGCACAAGCCCGTCTTCAAACTCGTTCGACATCGGGATAAGCCCAAAGGACGAATGGGGAATAATCACCGCATCGAGGTCGGCGTTCGCTGCATTGGCGATAAACTGCTTGCGGCGGTCGGTATGGAAGGCCTTCTCGTCCGCGACCATGATCTTGGCGGTCGGGTATTGCTCGTAGAATTCCTTTGTGAACTGCCCCAGCATGTGATTCGGGACCGCATACATTGGCTTGCGGGCGAGCCCCAGGCGGCGCATTTCCATGCCGGCGCCGATCATTGCCGATGTCTTACCGGCGCCGACCGCGTGGCCCATGTAGGTATTGCCCGACTGGATGATCCGCGCAATCACGCGCGTCTGGTGCGGACGCCATGACCACGACGAGGTAACGCCCGGGGTTGTCAGATAGCCGCCGTCATAGATCCGGCTGACGATGTTGTTGTATTCGTCGTTATACCGCTCTGCGAGTTCGTCGGCGCGCGTGGCGTCTTCCCAGATCCAATCGTTGAACCGCTCGCGGATATCCTTCTGCTTCGCAAGCGCGGCCTCTGTGGCGACGGTATCAGTCTCCGTGCCCTTGCTGCCGTCCGGTTTCGTGTATTCCCTCGAAACCTTCGGATCTTGCCGGTTGAGCGCGTAAAGGATAAGCGCCGGCGCGGCGTGGTCGGTCGTGCCCCATGTCGAACGCGCGGCAGCCGATGTCTTATCACCGCTGACAGACCAGAGGGCCAGTGCCGGCAGGTATTTGATCTTGAGCGATGTGAGCCCAAGCGCCTCGGTTCCGAATTGCTCGATGGTCGCCGGGGGTATCCACGGCATGCCAAGGCTGGCGGCGATGTCTGATGGGGCGAGCGCGGTAGGCTGGACGGCTTCCAGCGCCGACACGTTGCGGCGGAAACTCAGATCCTTTTCAGATAAGTCCCGGGCTTCGGTGAGTTTCTTCCTCACGTCGCCAGACAGGTATTCGTCCGATGTCGCCCACGTCTCGCCCTGCCCCGGCACCTTGAAGATCCGGTCGCCCAGTTCCTCGATGGCCTGTTCCGCGGTAATGCCGAACGTGTGCGCGATCTCGGTAATGTCGAACCGGCCGAATTTGTTGAGCACGTACAGCACGGCGTCATTGAGAGAGTTTATTTCCGGCTCTCTCTCCTGGCTGACGATATTCCGCAAGAACACCTCGCCTTTGGTGGCTTCGCCGGTGCTCTCGTCGAAATCCTCGATCGCGCGCAGGCGGTAATATTCCTGATCTCCAAAGAACGGGTCGATGTTTTCCCGCTTCTCAATGGCGGTATCAGTCATATCCTCGGGATTGAACGTCCCCTCGTCCCAAGGCGCGTTCCGGGCTTCGGCTTCCTCGCGGGCTTCTTTGCGGGCTTTGGCGATGGCGGTGTTCTTCTCACCGGCGGCAATCAGCCGGCTGGGATCGAACGAACCCTCTTCGAAGATATCACCGATATAGCGGGCTTCCTCGCGGGCGGTCGAGCGGGCGCCTTCCTGTTGGATCACGGTCGGCCCGCGGAATTTCACTTCCAGCTTATTGATAGGCCCGTTCTTCTTCACAAAGGCGTCATATTCGCTGTTCAGGCGCTTCCGGGCCGCGGTGGCGTTGGCAGTGTCTTTTCCCAAGTCAGCCGCATACACAGCCCGCAGAGCGTCGCGAATGGGTATCAGAGCCCTGATGCGATCCATTTCGCCTTTGGTCTTGCCGCCCTTGACGCCTTTGCCCCGGCGTTGGAGCTTCCGACCGACACCGCTTTCCATCTGATAAAGCTCGCCGTCCGTGTGAACGTAGTATGAGCCCTCTTTCTGCTCGGTCGTACCGAAGTCAGCCTCGGCCCTGCCGGTCGTGTCTTTCCAGTCCGACATGATGTCGATCGGGAATGTATCAATCTGCTTCTGGATTGGCCCTTCGAGCGAAACGCCCTTCTGACCGCGAACGGCATACCGCCCAAGGTACAGCTTGTCGAAAAAGCCCTGCTCGCCAAGGATGCGATCGGGATTGTCGTTGAAATACTGGTTCGAATTACCCAGTGTTTCCGTGCCCTCTTTGTTGGGCAGGCTGACAGATCTGGTCTGCGTCCACTTATCCGCGGGAACGGCGGCCTCGAACGGCGCATCCGGGTCTTTCTTACGCAAAAAGATAATGTCGGTCGTGACGCTCGTTCCGGCGTTGCCAGCGAAGGCCGTATCGGGCAGGCGGATAGCCGCCACCAGGTCCGCGCGCTCTGCCAGATATTCACGGGCCTCGCTGTCGAGCTTGTTCATGGTGCCGGCAGACGTAATGAACGCCAGCAGGCCGCCGGGTCGCACCGCATCGAGCGACTTCGCAAAGAAATAGTCATGCAGCAGGAACTTCTGCGGGTACTTCGGATCTGTCTGGATCGAGATATCAGCGAAAGGCGGGTTGCCGATCACCATGTCATAGGTATCGGTCGGGAGCGGGCTGCGCGTGAAATCGTCCTGCCGGATACCAGACTGCGGGTAAAGCAGGCGGGCAATGCGGGCGGTCGTGTGGTCAAGCTCAAGCCCGCTATAATCGACCCGCGCGGCGACCGTCTCCGGCGCCATACCGATGAAGTTGCCCGAACCCATGCCGGGCTCGAACACCTTGCCGCCCTTGAACCCAAGGCGTTCCACCGCCGCCCACATCGAGCGGACAATAGTTTCGGATGTGTAATGGGCATACTGGATCGACCGTTGCGCCGTCCGGTATTCGGTATCGGAAAGCATGCTCTGCAATTGGGCCCCGATTTCCTCGAACCCCTTACCGAAGTTGCCGTCCGCGTCTGGGAACGCGCCTTTGATGCCGCCCCAGCCGACATACAAAGCGAGTTCTCTTTGCTCGCCATGCGTGGCGTTTCTGCCCTCTGCCTCAATCTCACGCATCAACTCGATCGCGCGAATATTGCCAGTGGCCTTCGCCTTCGGGCCGCGGCTCTCGTCCAGTGCGCCGGGCTCGATGGTGTAGTTTTTGCCCTTTACGCTGTCGCGCTTACCCTTTCGTCCTGCGGAAACTCTATCAGGGCTGCTATTACCTGACGTTCCGCTTCCCGCCGGTGAGGCTGTTTTACCTGGCCGCTTTCCTCCTTCGGTGCGTTCGCTGTCAGGTCGGCCAGCATCCGGTACGCTTCCTCCGTTTTCTCCTGCAGGTGTTGATCCATCTTCCCCGATGTCCTCAGTTCCCTGAACATCTGTGGGGCTTGCTCCTGCATCGCTCGCAGGTACGGCATTTTGAATTCCATCATCAGTCTCCGTTTCAGTGATTTCGTTCGCCGGCGTCATGCCGGTAGTGTCCATCCCCGGCCAATTGCGGGCCGCCTCGTAGAAGGATTTCAGGTACGGGCGGATACCTTCGCCCAGGTCGCCAACCATCGCGGCGGAGTATTTCGCGAATGAACGCGCCCCAGCCTCGATGTGGTAGCCGGCAAGCGTAATGCCGTGCATCATAATTTCAGGGTCAACGCCGGATGATATATTTCCCAGCTTCTTCCGCAGAGCTTCGCGCGCCTTTTCGGCTGCGCTCTGTGTGAATATCTTGTTCTCACCGCCGTATCCCGGCTCTTGATCGGGTTTTGATTCTGGCGCAGGAATTCCCATGGGCGCCGCGGAATCCTGCGGTTTAGGTTCTTGGTTGGTGCCCTTGAGAGCGTCCAATTCAGCGAATGCCTTTTCGAGAACGGCCTTTGTCGGGAACTCGCCAGACTCCACTTCCCAGTAGGGCTCACCAGCGCGACGGCTTCCCGGCCCGTTGGTCCCACGGGTAACGATAGTTCCACTGGGCATGTGGATGGTTTGCACCACGTTTCCAGCAGTATCCGTGCGCGAGCGGCCCTTGTAGCCGGCGCCGAACTCTTTCCACGGCCCGTATACGATGTCGCCATCGGGCTTCGCAATAGGTGCGTCAAGGGTGCCAACAACAGGGCTTTTGTCCCCGAGGCCCAGCTTTGCAAGCAACTGGTCTGCGTGTTCGTTCGTTTTAACCCGGGCCGTGACCTTGCCGATTTCTCCGCCTTTTTCAATCGAGAAAATAGACGCTGGCGCACCAGCGTAATCCGTGACGGTGTATCCGTCCGGCAGTTTCCCGGCGATATAATCGATTATGCCCTCTCGGGCGGAGCGGTCTGCTTTACGGGCGGCCATGAATAAGCCCGCCTCTGTGATATCAGTCAATTCACGGGCCATTTCCCCAGCGGTCATGTCGACGGAGAGCCAACGGTTTGGGCCACCACGGCTTACGCCGCTGTTTCTGGTGACGCTGCGCGCCACAATGGAAATACCACCATTCGGCCCAGACAGAGCGGCCCCAATCTGCATATACACACCGCTCTGATCGGGGCGGTACAACTCAAGATACACATCGCCAGAAACCGCAATGCCGCCTTCATTGATACGGACGGAATTCCCCAGCTTGCCTTTTTTCTTGCTCGGCCCCGGCTCGAAACCATCAGCAATCATAATCTCAGCAATAGCGCGCGCGAACTTCCGGCCGTCAGCGAGGAAGCGGTTTTTCGTCGGGCCGCCGTCATTGTCGCCGTCGACGCCGCCCTCGTCGGGGTGCGGGATTACCGTGTTCGACCAGTCTTCCATCTTCGTGCCGGCCTTCGGGTGGATCTCCCCACCGCGCTCGGCGTCCGTCTTCCCGTCCCTGCCGACTTTGTTGATGAACACGCGGGGGCCGCTGTTTCCGGCCTTTTCTGCATTCACCTTCTCGATAAGATCGCGGGTCTTCGTGCTCGGCGCCGGCAGGTTGCCATCCTGATCCGCGCTTGGGAACTCAGCGACTTGGTTGAGCAAATCGACGATCGGAGCATCGAGGCGAATGATCCTGATCTCCGCGCCTTCATCAACCTTCGCCATCCACTGATGATGACCGTCAACGATATGGCCGTCCTTGGAGACCAGTATCGCGCGATCGCCGCCCTCGAACGACTTGGCCTTGGCAACCTTCTTCTCGGAGAATTCCGCCTGTGTCGGCTTGAGCGAGTCCGCCTGAACGGTTTCTTCCGTGCCGTCGATGTCGCGCGCCTTCAAGAAATTGGCGAGCGCACCCCGATGCTCGGCCTTGACCTGGGGCATGCTGTCCCGGGGGATACCGAGCGAGCCCGAATCCTTGGCAAACTCCACCCATTCGCCGTCGACCTTTTCGCCGCGGAACTTGGTGTTTTCCCCGGCTTCGGGAACGGCGGAATCAGTCTTATTGTCCTCTTGGCCGAAAAGGTTATTTGAGTTATCAGCCGCGCCTTCTTCTTCTGATATAATTCCATCGTATATGATCTGTGCATTGTTGCCGCGGAGCCATTTCGACACATCGGCAGACCCCGGTTCGTCGCGCTCAGATAGCGCCGCCTGATATCCCTGCAAATATGGCTGTATCTGGCCTTCCGAGAAGCCGTAGTTACTCCTGTTGAACGGCTTGCCGTCCACACCATCACGATAACCTTGGGTCATTTTAAACGCGACGGAGCTGGTGCGATCCACATCACCAGAAACGGATTTGAATATCCTCTTAAAATCCTTGTTCATCCACGTTTTTAGGTGGGTTTGCTTACTTTTTTCAAACCCTTCGGCATTACCAGACTGCTCCTGAACAAACGGGCGCCCCTTCCTGAACTCTCCATCGCGCGTGATATGTCCAACAACCACATTGCTGGCGTTCGTTATCAGGACGTTCTGGCGCTCGCTTTCGGGCGCCCCGGAAGCGTTGACGGTGTTTTCCCACCGCGCACGCAGATCCTCATAGGAATCGATCGGGAACGCCTCTCCTTTGATGCCGATTTGTGCGTTGACAGGCCCCTTGCTCGATATGTCAGCAAAGACCGCCAGATCGGCCCGGCGCTGGTCCGCCTCGATCTCTGCGCCCTGCTCTACCGATAGCTCGACCTCCCCGTCTTCGTTTACAGGAGGCTGCGGTCCGTCATCATTCTGGTTGGCCGCATCGGTTTCCGCCTCTATCTCGGCGGCCTTCTGGGCTTCCGTGACCTTTGGGTCTGTCTGAACGGTGGGCATGCCCATTCCAGAGGCAATGATGCTCTCATCAAAGGCGTCCGACATCGCGACGGCGGACGGGTCCGACATTTTCTGGGCATACAACAACTCAGCCAGATCATTCAGAACTTGTTGCAAGTGTTCTGCATTGTTGGCTTGGAACGCTGTTGTTCTCGGATCATTTGCGCCGGTTCCGCCTCGAATGATGGTTTGGGCGGCTACAAAATCGCCCTCACTATTCAAGATCAGATCGTTCATAAAGATGCCGTTAGCAGCGGTTCCTATCTCTGTCAGCTTCGGTGCTTCAAAAAATTCAGCGGTTTCGACTATCTTGTAACCGCGGTCTGTTCTTTCCAGCCGGACACCAACCGGATAACCTTCTGGGTCGTCGACACCTTCCTTAACCAGCGCGGTCTGGGCTTCCGTGACCGGGCCGATATCAGGGGTTTTGATTTTGGGGTCGGCTGGCGCCGGCGGAACGGTCGGCTTCGGCGCCATCATGTCGGTAGGTGCCGCCGGCTCGGGGGTGGAGGGAATCGACCCCTCTGCCGGCGGCGAGGCAACAACATCAGCCGGCACAGGAATACCGGCCGGCGCAGTCGCCTCTTCCCCGGCCCGTGTGGCTTCGGGGTCGGGAACGGAAATAGGGCTGATGGTGACACCGCCGCGCGATAGCTCGGATGACAGAGCTTCGAACTCGGTGCCGTCTTCCAGGCGCACGGTAACGCCCGTGTCCTCGATGTTCAGGGAATCGACGCTCTCCGTGAATGCATCCTCGACGATGCCGGTTTGCACCAGTCCATCGGGGTGCTGGATAACAACGGGAGTGCCAATCGGGGGAAGTGTGGCGCCGTCGAGTTTCTCGTTCGCACCCTTCTGCGCGAGCGCGTCAGCGATGATCGCCTTGCCTGCACTGATTGTCTCGTCGGGGATGACGCTCGCCCGGTCGCCATCGTTAAGCTGCGGGATGGGCATGCGCGCACGATCGCCGCGGGGCTGGCCGGGGATGGCCGAACCTGTCTTGCGGCCCACCAGAGCTGCGGCGACGGGAACCTCAACAACGGCTGTCGGACCCTCTGCCAGTCCTTCAAGCAGGATCTCACCGGGCTTAAGCTCACCATCGGCGGCGAGGCCCGCAAGCGTCTCGCCAGTCGCGCCGGCGACGGCCTGAACGGGCATTTGCGCCACCACGTTCGCAGCCTCACGCGCGGCGGGGCTCAACGTCCTGCCGCCTATAACCGCCGGGGCAATCATCTTGCCAGCGATGCCGGCGGAAATCATATCCAAGAACGCGATGGGCAGACCCCGGGCATTGGCCCTCTCTCTGGCGATAGTCAGCACTTCGGGGTCAAGGAACGCCTCTGCAATCGCCTTCTCGTCGGTCACGTCGACGCCAATCTCTTGAAGCGTCTGGATCAGGGAGAGCCCGTGCTCTGCCATAAACGAACCAGCGCCAAAGCCAAGGGCGGGGCCGGCAACCGCACTCAGGGCTATCCCGGGGGCCATCAGCGGCAGGCTTTGCATTGCAACACGCGCGATCGATGCCGGGTTGTCCCAAGCTGCCTGTGCGGCCTCTCCGAACGTCTTGGCCTCGGAGATCTCCTGCAAGCCCGGATCTTGCGGCAATTTGGCGATAGCTTCCTGCTGTCCGGCGATACCCTTGAACTGGCGGACTATATCCTTTTCGTACTTTCCCCGCATTTTTGCGCGGATATCCTCACTCGCCTGGGCATACATCGAGATTTCAGGATTGCGGCCCGCGCGCTGCATGAGCACCGAGAGCCCCTTTTCGTTACCGGCGGCGCGGTGTTCGTCGATCTGTGCCATGAGACGCAGTTTTTCAGCATGACCACTGGCAACGATGGCGCGGCCAGCTACCGCCAGATTGCGCCCGCCAGTCTCAAGCGGGTCGGCAAAGTTCCGGTCTACGAATGATTGGTCTTGGAAGGAAAGCCGGGGGAAGGCGGAATCTTCTGCCGGGGCAGCCGTTTGCGCCGCCGCCCCAGCATCTTCGAACGGGTTGAAGTCGAGTTCTTCAAGCCTGCTCGATGCGGCGTTCCCACTTGCCGGTGTGGTCGTATCGTTTTCGAACGGATTGCCGTCCAGTTCGATAAGGTCGGATGAAATCTCAGAGTCGTCGTCTTCGAAGGGGTTATATTCCAACGGCTCTAAGGGCATTTACTTCACCTTGTAATATTTCTCGCCTTTCTTCACGACCCAGCCATTCGCACGGTCGGACCATCTGGCGCCTGGATAATCTACTGGCTTTTTGCCTTTTTTAGTAGATGTAGATTTCTCCGACGGTGCAGGGGTCTTCTTCGGCGCGGGGGCGGGCTTGTCTGCCGTCTTCTTTGCCTTCGTTTTACCCGGCCCCTTACCGTCACCGGCGCGGTCGCGGTAGATCTCCATTGTCCGGTTTTCGATCCAGCGAGAGCGGTTTCCGTCGCTCTCTTTGAAATCGGTTGAGTCACTGTTCCACAAGCTCGCCTTGTCGTCAGCCTCTTCCTTGGCCTGCTTGTTTGCCGACCGGAACGCGGGGCTCTTCGGATCGATGGCCTTCTCTGCCTTCGTCGGTGCAGCCTGCTCTGCCCAAGGATGGCTACGGGCTTTCAGATCCTTGTAGACCTCGGGCCACTTGGTTTCTTCGCCGTTAATGCCCTTCGTTGTGTGGCGCTCAACCGCGGCGTTCCATATGCGGGAATCGCGGGCCGACATATCCTTTGCCTTCAAACCGGATTTTTTCACATCGATGCGGTTCTTGCGGTTCAGATCATTCTCGCGCGATTGGAAGTCCTGATCGTATTTCTTACCCAGAATGGCATTGGTGAAACTGATATCGGCCATAGTCTCCGCGTGTTTGAAACCGTTTTTTTGTAGCCGGTCGCGCTGGCCGCGGCTGAGCACGTTTTCGCCGGATGCGTGATCACGGGTCTTTTTGCTCTCGCCCGCCTGGAAGTTCTGGCGCAGTTCGAGAAGCTTCTTATCGCGCTGGAAGGCAGCCCGCGACTTGCCCTCATGGATCATGGCGTCGCCTACGCCTTCCGCGAAGCCACCTATGATC